ATCGTTCAGGCCGCGGGACTCTATCCGTCAATATTTAACCAATAATAAGTCGCGGTTATCACCGCGCGAAAGGAAAACAATATGACTTTAAAAGATAAATCGTATCGATTAGTGGAACTTCGGCAGGTAATCGCCGAAACAGAATCCAAACAGAAAGAGGCGCTGGCTCCCCTGAAATTGGAACGGGACGCTATCCAGGAAGAAATAATGAAGAATTTAAAGCGGTCCGGCCAGTTCTCAGCCAGATTTGATTTCGGCACCGTGTCTCGAGCGGTACGCAAAACATTGCAGGTTTTAGACGAAAAGAAAGTAATTGAAACTCTGAAATCGAAAGGACTGGATGGTGAATACACTTCGATCCAGCTTAATGACCTGTTTACCAGCAGCCTGGCAAAAGAAATTGTGAAATCAGGCGAAGCGTTGGAAGGCACGGAAATAGTGGAAAAGGAGTACATTTCCGTATCCAAACCATCCGCGAAGGAAGAAAAAAGAAAAGTTAATTTAATGAATAATTAAGCCCGGGTTATTACCCGGCGAAAGGACAAATATGAATAAATCAAAATCTTTAATTCAGAAGCAGGAATTTAATCCAAGCGACATTCAGCTGATAAAGGACACCGTCGCTAAAGGAGCAACTGATGCAGAACTTAAGTTATTTCTCTATACGGCGTTAAGAACTGGCCTTGATCCATTAACGCGGCAGATTAATTGCATTAAACGAAAAGTTAAGCAGAAGGATGGATCGTATAAAGAGCAAATATCCATACAAACCGGAATAGACGGATACCGCGCCATAGCAGAAAGGACCGGAACACTGGCCGGCATAGATGATCCGACATACGATACCGAAAAGCAAAATTATCCCGGCAAAGCGACAGTGAAGGTTTACAGGTTTTTAAACGGCGAAAGAGTGGCTTTTACCGCCTCGGCACGATGGAGCGAGTACGTTCAAATATTTGGGGGCAAGGTGGGCCATATGTGGGACAAAATGCCCTATCTGATGCTAGGAAAATGCGCCGAAGCATTAGCTCTTAGAAAAGCGTTTCCGAACGACTTAAGCGGCCTTTACACTACCGAGGAAATGCAAAGCGTGGATAATACAGAATTACCGGAAAAGCCGACTACACAAGTACACGAAAGTAAAGTAGAGCCAGTGGCTAAAGTAGGAACCGTAGTTAATCAAAAACAAGAAGTACCTAAAGCAAACACCAATCAGATTACAACCAGAAGTTCCGAAAAACAAAGGTATTTAATCCGAATCAAGTTAGAAAAAATCGGAGTTAAAACCGTAGAAGAATTTGAGGATTATTGCTACCACAAAATAGGCAAGAAAGTAAGCAATGCTGACGATCTAAGTAAAACAGAAGCTAGTGCGTTAATTAAAATCTTGCTATTAGAAGAATCAAGATTACCTAATCAAACCAATGCCTCAGAAGCACCTAATGAGGAAAACAAGGAGTGGAAAAAATTATGATTGACTTTGAAAAACTACACTTCAAATCTCGCCGGGTGCTTTGTTGGAAAAAAGAATTGCAGGAGTTAGAGGATAAGTCGGAAGCGTTACATCAGGCCATTAATATATATTCCGGCGACATTGCGCGGATGATTAAGCAAGACGGCAAAACAAGACTAGTAAGTAATAAATATTCTTACAAGGTTTATCTGCAAAATGGGGTCAGTATTAAAAAGGTCGAAGAATTACCACAGAAGGGAGATTACCAAATTGGCTCAAAAACGAATGATTGATAAGCAAATATCCGTATCAGAACAGGTGGCAAATTTATCTCACGACGCGCAGTTAATCTTCACCTGGTCGATTGTTCATTCTGACGACGTGGGGCTACTCCCTTACTCTTGCCGGACGCTTAAAGCGACTATTGTCCCGATGTGGGACGAGATTAAACTAGATCAATTTAAGTTCTTAATTGATGAAATTCTAAAAGAAAAATTGTATCGGATATTTGAGTATAAAGGCGAAAAATACCTGCAAATTAACAAGTTTAGAAAGTACCAATCCCTCAAAAAGGATCGCCAGCCGCAGACCATTCTACCTATTAATTACCAGAAGAAAGCGGAAGACACGTGGAAGGACTTGGAAAACATTGGTTTCCAATTGGAAGACAATGGTTTCCATTTGGAGTCTGAAGAGAAGGGAAGTGAAGAGAAGAGAAGAGAAGTAAAGAGAAGTAAAGGGAAGATATTAGCTGCGTCAAACGCCGCGGATGATCCGGTAAATCAGGTATTTAGTGTTTTCTACGATACAGGAGTTAATCAGCAAATTAATTTTGGTAATAATACTAGCCGTAAGGCGGCAGAATGGCTGATTAAAAAATACGGCCTAGAAAAAACAATTAGGTTGGTTAAATACGCTTGTTCCGTGCAGGGTCAGAATTTCGCTCCAGTGATCACTACGCCTTACCAGTTCAAGGAAAAATTAGCAGCTTTGGCGATATTCGCTAAAAAGCAAGACAATAATTCAATCACTAAAATATCGTGAATATGGAACTAAAATTCAGTTTCGAAGAACGCGCCAAGCAAAATTTCCCCTACTGGGAAAAAAACGGTTACGCCTTAACCGAAGCTAAAGTGCAAATTCAGTCGCGGATATGCAAAAGTTGCGGCGAGGATATGCGGATAATTCCATTCAGACGTTATGGCGTGAAGTTTTCAGGATACTTCGAATTAGAGTGTAAAAAATGCAAATACGGTGACACGGATATCACGGTTTTACCGGAAGAAAAAGAACCGGAAATGTGCTGGGTGGTGATGATGCAGGGAATACCTTGCCGGATCACGGACGCCGAAAGATTGGAATATTTGCGACTTTCAGGAATGGGAAAAAAAGGTACGCAAATTCGTGATTATACTTTTGACCGGCTTTACCCAATCATTCCGCTTAACGAGTATGAGCGACATCTGGATAGCCGAACAAGGTAAACTAGATCCCGGTCCGTGGAAAATCGCGGACCGGGAAAGAGTCAAAATTAAAAACAAAAATAATTAACCAAAAATAAAATGAAAAAAGTAGAAAATTTATTGCCTAATAAGTGTACTTCAAAAATTTCCATATATTTCCTGATGGTTTTTACCCTCTCTTTATTGCTGGGGTTAGTAGGCTACGCTCAAGAAATATATCAGCAAGAGCCTTTGTTGATGCCAGAAGCCAAGGCGCAGGAAATGGATCAAAAAATATGCGGGTTGGATGAGGTAATTTGCCCGGAAGAAACTAGCGCCGAAATAATAGAAGCGGAGGAAATGCTAAAAGGATCTCCGATGCAGGGATTAGGAAAAGCGATTGTGGAAACGGCCAATACTCAAGGGGTTAGCTGGAAGTTAATTATTGGGCTTGCTTACGCTGAAAGTTCTCTCGGTAGAAGTTACTGGTTTCCTTACGACAAGGAAAATTGCCATAACTATTGGGGCATAAAACCACCAGCCGGCCGCCGAGCAGATGGATCATATCTTAGGTGCTATTACACGGATCAAGACGGTATTAATTCAATCGTTGGTTTGCTTAGCCGAAGATACAGAGACCAAAGACCGGAACAAATGTGCGGAGTTTATAAAAAGCCGTGCGAGCAGCACTGGATTAATAACGTCAATAAATATTACAAACAAGGATAAGTAAAATGCCGATCAAAAATTATACAACTAAAGTGCCGGTGGTCCGCACTATTAAGGAAATTCAAGAAAGCTTGATTAAACACGGGGTCTTGGGAATATTAATGGAATACGAAAAAGGAACTGGTCGGATTGAAGCATTAAAATTTTTGATTGAAGTTAAAGGCAATAAAGTACCATTTCGTTTGCCTACCGATTGGCGTAAATTTCAGGAAGTTTTAAAACAGCAAGGTGTGAAAAGATGGAACGATGACGATTATTGTTACCGAGTGGCCTGGCGTGTAGTGCGGGATTGGGTAATGGCGCAGATGGCTTTATTTGAAATAAACCAAGTAGAATTGCCGCAGATATTTTTGCCTTATATGACCGATCTTAACGGCGTTAGCACTCTTTACGAGCGAGTGCTAAAATCAGGATTTAAATTTTTAGGAGATGGAAACAAATGATTAGCCGAAGTTTAAAGGAACAAGTCAAAGAAATATTATATTGGCAGCCGTACACGCGGAACTCCGATATTTTTCTGTGGGTGGAAATAGTGAAAAAGTTTTACTGGGATCAGTTTCTTTCATTTATTAGTGATCTGGGGCGTTATGACCAGGAGTCGGCCCCTTTAGCATTAAAGCACTTTATGCTGGAAGCGCCGAATCAAGACAATGTTAAGCGGATTCGCGCCTGGTTTAACGCCCCAAAGCCCTACGGTGCTGGTTACAAATTCTTACCTACGGATCGGGAAGTAGCCAGGGCGCGAAAGATAAACAAGGATGAGTGGGAAAAACAACTGGGATACGAGGGGTTGAAACCAGGAGATCGGCTAGAGCTGCAAAGGCAAGAGAAGCATTTAAGTCAGATCCGCCGCGAGGAAAGGAGTGGGCATACAGGACGGCTATTTGCAGTCCCGGTTATTGACCCAAACTAATATGTTTACGCCATTCCAGCAAATCATCCCACCTAATCCGATAATAAAAATCAAAGGACTGATGATTGTGTATGCCCTTAAAGAAGACAATCAAATCGAAGTAAGAATTGTCGCGGATAAAGAACCGGAATTAAAACAGGTCAATCGTGTAATGGTGGAAGGCGCCGTTATACTGCTGAAGAATCTACTCCGCGATCACTTAAAAGGAGCTGACGCTAAAGATCCTTATTTCGAGGATGTGGGGCTAAAGACGCTAGCCTATCACCAAAAACTAACAAAAGAATTTTATGAGGGGCAAAAACAAAATAGTGACTCAACGATTTCCGAAACTGGTATGCCAAAAATGTAATTATTGTTTTGATCTGAATTTTGACCCGCGGGCACACCGAAGAGTAGTGGACCAGCGAGGAAAACTTAAATACATCATACGGACTGGATTTGCTGAATTGCTTAAGGTAAGATGTCCAATTTGCGGCGCGGCGCACGCCGATAGTCTAACAAGCGAAGATCTTTTTCAGTGCCAAACGTGTATAAGCCTATAAATTTTTAAAAACAAATGTCAATAATAGATCGAATAATCAATCCTTTTAAAGCAGCGCCTAAGATTTCTTTGGTAAAACCGCACGGCAAAATCAGCCGGGAGGTTAAGGAAAATGATTTAAAAAGGCTCAAGGAAGTGGCGCAACAAATGGTGATTCTGGCCGGTGCGATGGTAATGCGCAAGGTGGTAGTGGAAGTTTATGCTATTTCTCATCCGCAGGTTGACGCTAAAGACCCTATGAGATTCTTCGTATTCTGCCCGCAAAGCAAGTCAATCCGTGACAGAGTTAATGAGTTTGACCGCAGTTTCGTTATCGTGAACCCGCGGATTGTCCGGTCAACTCAAGTTATGGTGGAAAAGCAAGAAGGTTGCGTAACCTTTCTGGGAATGGCGAACGTTCCGGTAATGCGCCACAACAAAATAGAAGTAGAGTACCAGCAGATTGAGCGTAATAAATTTTCCGGGGAGCTGTCGTTGACGGGATACAAACACAAGGATTTCTCCGGTATTATGGCGCAAATTTTTCAGCACGAGATTGATCACTTCAATGCCATTTACGTCCATAAAAATTGGAAAGAACTAAACCGCACTTACTACAAAATTTAGAAAAATGTTTAAAAAATTTATATCTTGGTTAAAAAGTATTTTCCGGTCGAAGGCCCAAGAACATACGCCTGTAGCACCGCCGGTCCGGAAAAAAGGTTCATTACCGCGTTGTCCGCGTTGCCACGGCCGGAAATTAATCCGTCTTCGCATAACTAAGCATCGTAAGACAATAGACCGTCATCCTTGCCCGACGTGCAACGGATCCGGCTATCACCAAAGATTGGGAATACTTCAATGAAAAACAATAGCGGAAATTGGCTTTCGATTATTAGCGAATTGTTTGGCTTTATTATCTTACTGATGGTTTATTTCGCAGTGTGTTTCGCAGTTTTAAATTACTTACCAAAATAATGAGAAAACTAGATTAATTATTAAAATAAAAAAATATGCAGAGTAAAATTCAAAAGAATAAAGTTTTTTGGCTCGCACGTCAAACTGTTCGAGGATGGACATTGACTTTTTGTGTAGGAACCGAAAAACCAAACGAATTTCCAATTACGTCCGTCTTATTTACGGATGAAAAAGAAATAAAGCGTGTAGTAAAAGGGAATATTATATTTGTTTATCGCGAAGTGATCACAAAGAGAAAAATCATCATTAATAAATGAAAAAAAGGCTTAAAAAAATCTACTCTAGTTTGCCTGCAATGACCGAGGGAAAATGTGCAGGTGCCTGTGATTCGGAAAAATGTAACTTTGATTGCTGTACCGTGTCTGGTTGCAGCGGCCGGGAGCGCCGCGCGATTAACTGGTATATCATCAGAAAGCACTTAAAACTGCCATTGATGGGCCGTAAGCAACGTATGCCGGACGGTTCATACTTTCTACCCAACGATTACGATCCGTTGAAATACTACGGCCAAGACGAAACAATCCGTTGCGCTTATATCACAGGCAGGGGTTGTGCGATTTATCCTGTCCGACCGGCTATCTGTCGGCTATTCGGAACTTGTAAGGAGATGGTGTGTAGTCATTTTCCGGAAGAAGCGAAACGGAATTTCCCAGTGGAACGACTTGTTGATATTGGATTGTTGCCGAAAAGGAAGTTTAGTAAGGATCCCGACGGAGCGAAGAAAATATTTAGTAAATTAATGTTAAAAAAATGAGTGATGAAACAGAAAAACCGGTAAATAGTTTAAAACAAACAGCTAATTGCTGTCGGGGTTGCGGGCTGTATATCGAATGGACCAAGATGAAAAGCGGAAAATTTATGCCAGTAGAGCCCGAGCTAATTACCGTGGTTACGCCGGAAGGCGAAACAGTTAAAGGGCGTGTGCCGCATTGGGCGAAGTGTTCAGCGGCTAAAAAGTTTAAAAAGCGGAAAGTATAGAGAATGACTAAAAAAACATACAAAGAACGCCGTTTATATTATTACACCTGTACGAAATGCGGAACACGTAATCGCCATAGTTTAAAACGTCGCAGGGCCAAACACGGCCTATGCCGGAAGTGCCGTGGTAAACAGCACGAAAGCAACAAAAACCAGCTTTCGTTATTCCAACAAGATCCAAGATATACAATCGAGATGATTGCTAAAAAACTTGATGCGCCAGCATTAAACCAAAAGAAATGAAATCAAACCACGCACAACTCGCACTTTCGTCGTTTCAATACCTGCGGGGCAAAGCGCACTTACTGCTTGAGGCGCGGTTCCCTAACAAGTTACGGCGGTATAGTTGGCTCAAAAAGTTTGCGCCAGCAATGCATATCAGCCAAATGAATAAAGAGGAGCTGGTGTGGCTGATTAATAAATTAAGTTAGAAATCTATTGAAAGGGGGTGAAAATAATGGAAGACGATAATAAACAAGAAGGCGTGGCCGTTACTCCGCCAGGACCAGAAGACGGACCAGCGGGAACGGTAACGCCAGTTGAAGAAAGTGATAACGAAGAAGGATCAGAAGAAGAAAAGGACGAAAGTAATGTTACATCCGACGACAGCGATGAAAACGTAAATAAACAGAATTCGGACGAACCGGAATCTGACGAAAGCGCTGAGTAACCCGTTTCAGCGCCTATTATTTACAATAGGCGCTGGTTAGGGGATATTCAGTAATTATTAATAATCGATATGGCTACAAAAAGACAAAAAAAATTCGTTAAAATCGTGAAAGAAAATCTGCGAAAACCAGGGAAAAAACCTACACTTGGCCAAATAGCAAGGGAAGCCGGTTATTCTGATTCGGTTTCTAATCATCCCAAAGAAAATATTACCGAGACAAAAGGAATGAAGGAATTGCTGACGGAACTGGTACCAGAAAAAGAAGCAGCAAAAATACACGCGGGCTTGATGAAAATGGAAACGCTGGATAGTTTTACTTTCAGTCTGCAGGACGACGACAATAATATCAAAAAAATCGTGGTGAAATTAGGTTGCCGTCTGTTATCTATTGGCGTAATACCAATAATTGGCAAGAAAATTGCTTATTTCGCCGTACCGAACGGGAAGATCCGCAAAGAAGGATTGGAATTATATTACAAAGTTAAAGGCAGTCTAGCGCCGGAGCGGTTGAGGGTAACCGATGATATTGACGACCTACCGGAAGACGATTTAGACGATAAATTACGGGAAACTGATCCGTTGGCCGCGCGCTATAAGAAATATTCCAAAGTTAAAAAAACAAAGAAGAGTGAAAAAATCTAAGCATTAATAGTAACAAAATGAAAAATTCGGATTTTATGGCTCTTGTGTTCTTTATAGGGCTGGTTGTATTTGCAATATTGGCAGCTGTTGTGTCAGTTATTTTTGCGTTGAATATAATCGAAATGGCACAGCAATGAAGGATACCCCGGAAAATTGCGAGAAGCAGGGAATTAAGAAATTAGTGCAAAACTTAGGAGGTTATCTTTACACCAACGGGGCCGGGCTGGGCCGTAAAAGAGGTCTGCCTGATATAACAGTGCTGATTAAAGGAGTGGTGATCCAGGTGGAGGTGAAGGGGCCGAAAGGCACACAGTCGCCGGAGCAAAAAGAATTTCAAATGCTCTGGGAGGTCTGCGGAGGAAATTATTTTTGCGGTACGTTGGAGGGATTTTGTGATTACCTACAGAAAAAGCGTCTTTTGAAAATCCAATAAATTTTTAACCGGGTGGGGAAAGGGGCTGTCGAGCCCGCTGCTGCCGCGAAATGCGGCCTGGGCAGGTTGGTTTTTTTTCCCGCTGACAAGCCGGGTCTTTTTCCAACCCCCGCCCGATTAAGGATTTATTATGACTGAAATTAAAACAAACGAACAATACGAACGCGAGAGGATTTTGTATAAGCGTAGGATTCTGAAAAAGCGCACTAGGCGCAAGCATTTGTATTACGTGCCCACGGGATCAGGGGAACGCTGTTTAGACAGAGTGAACGATACTTTTATCACGGCTTTTTTTGCGGCAAATGGAATTGGAAAAACACTACTCGGAGTGAACCTGCTGGCGCATTTAATTTGGCCGAATAAAAACCCGTGGTTTGATTACCCGTTGTTTAAAGAATGGCCTTATCCGAAGAAAATCCGGGTAATTTCTGATCCGGCAACTATTACCCAGGTGATAATCCCTGAAATGCAAGATTGGTTCCCGGTGGGCCGATACACCATTAACAAACACGGAAAAAACTATGAATACGAATGGATTACTGACACTGGCTGGACGATTTGGCTGATGACCTACGATCAAAGCGCTAAAGAGTTTGAATCTGCTACTTTAGGGTTGATATGGTGCGATGAGCCGCCACCGGAACGGATTTATAAGGCCAATATTGCCCGGTTGCGTAAGGGTGGACGGCTTTTTATCACAGCTACACCATTAAAAGGGTCCGGCTGGATGTACGACGGTATTTCGGCTAGGACAGAAAAAAACGTACGCCAAGTGATTGAGGCGGACGTAGAAACTGCCTGCATCGAGCACGGGGAGCGCGGTTTCCTGCGGCACGACGATATTCAATTAATGATTTCGGAGTATTCCGAAGAAGATATGCAGGCCCGCGCGTATGGTAGATTTCAGCACTTAATAGGACTGGTGTTTAAGAGTTTTTCCCGTTCAATCCACGTTATCCGTCCGTTTCAATTGGACCCGCGAGATTACTGTGTTATCGAAGCGTTGGATCCGCACCCGCAAAATCCGGACGCCGTCTCTTGGGTAGCGATTGATAAGTACCTGCAAAAATTTGTGGTTGATGAATTGTACTTAAAATGCCAGGGCGGATCACAAGAGTTGGCCTCTCGCATTAAACAAAAAGCGGAACAGTATCGCGTGGTTAAGCGCATCGCTGACCCTCTTCTGTTTAACAAGGACCAGCACGCCGATGTGCCGCAAATCAGTACGGCGGACCGTTTAGCGAATTATGGATTACATTACCAACCAGCATCAAAAAACCGCTCAAGCGCGAACCGGCGCATCGAGGATGCTTTGGATTATAGACAAGTAGGCTCGGAAATGGTGGTTACTCCGGAGTTGTATTATTTCGATACCTGCCACCGGCACATATGGGAAATGGAGCATTGGCGCTGGGATGAGTGGCAATCCGATAAGGTTAAAGACCGTAAGGACAGCCCGGGTAAAGGTATTGATAAAGATGACCATTGTATTGAAAATATCGGTCGTTTGCTTTCGCTCGAGCACCCGTTCGTTCCTTATACCGAGGAACGTCCGTCCGGCCAATTACAGCCAGGAGAGCTCGCTAATAGTGATTTTGATCCTTATGAATAGACGAAATTTGCATATTTATTTAGCGGTGTTATTGTTTAAATATAGGGTGCTGTAGTAGGTTCAAATCCTACCACCATCACCAAAAACTTGTTTACAAAGCTAACTTTAAAAACAATGTCTGCGAAAAAAGCAATGAATTCTGACGGACCAATGGTCGCAGAAATTAAACCAACTATCCGGTTCACGGACAAAGAGATGCCGGACCTGAAAGACCGTAAAATTGGCGAAACGGTTAATCTTTACGTTAAGGCCAAAGTCGTATCTTTGGGACTAGATCGTTGGGTAAAAGGCAATCCCCTGGAAGGAACTTTGGAAATATCTAGCGTGTCCGAAAACACAAAGCAAACACTTTCCCAAGAGGAAGAAGCCGCTATAAAAATCAAGGCTGGACGCAATCGAGTCTAGTTTATAAACAAGACAAAGTAAGTCCCGGTCATTACCGGGCGGAAAGGAAATATGTAAATTAGTAAATTTCGTATCTCCTTTTTTAATAATTTATTTTAGGACAATTTATTATGGCAACACAAAGAGTACATCAATCATATATGCCAAAATCTTTGGACGAGCTTTTGGCCGTCGTAACCAAGCTAAGGGAAGACGAAAATATAAAGCAGGTTAATTTTAATGGCACCTATCTTAAGGGCAGTGGACAGGGC